ATCTCACGCTGAACTCCAACGCTGTTATCCCAACCTTCGAGCTGAAGAACATACATCTTACCACAACGACGTAAAAATTCAAGGTCGTGACGCAGCCAATAATCAGCATCGTGTGGGAGCTCGAAGTCATTTGCAATGTGGTGGCAGCTGGTTATGGGTGAATAAACTATCTCGCCGCGTTTCATTAGCTCTGCTGCGACAAAAGAAATTTGTTGATAGCGGCGATCACGAATGTGGATTTGGCAGCTGGTGTAGGGGCCGGCGAGGTAGCTAATCATGCTTCATCCCCTTACGCATGAACTTCCAACTAACCTCATCGGTGTAGATTGAGGCAAGAAATCCCAATCCCTTTTCCATCTCTGGCTGCCACGCATGATGTAGCAGCATGGTGTCCTCACTGGCAAGTGGAACTGGAATACGATAACTCCGCCACAGAAATTGAATGTCATACATTCCGTTCTGAAATATCGTCGGTTTCATCGCGCACCAGCGACGCACATAATTCCAGGCCTCTAGCTCTTCTTCGATTGTTGACCAGTAGCTTTTGCCCTGCCGAAATTCCGAGACAAATGGAATGACGATACCGGACCCACTGCTAGGCGCGAAGCCGATACAAGTAATCTGATCTTGCCAAGTTTCGATATCCGCTGATAAGTCCGTAGCGTTTGAGATATAGAGTCGTTCATATCTAGCTAAGTCCTCTAGCGTTGGATAAATCCAAATCTTTCTCGAAGGACGGCAGAAGTCAGGAGACTCGCTTTCGCGCTTAGCCTTTTCAAAGTCCGCGATAACGACAGGGCGGTTTGTCCATTCACGAGCAATAGCTGCGGGATGGTAAGTCGGCAGCACTTTATACTGTCGCTCGAGCGGAAGAGAAGGATTGGTGAAAGCTATAGAACCACGAATCGCTTTGATACCTGTTGAATGTAAGAGCGCCCACGCAGCAGTTGCGCCGAGAGCTACGATTACATTCGGATTGATTTTTCTGATTTCATCGTAAAGTCGATCGAGCTCAGGTTTGTATTTCGCGAGAACATACTTGCCTTTCGACAACGTAGGTAAACCTGGAATGCCCTCGGCTTTGGTGCCGCAGAGGTTTTTAATATCATTCGAGGGCTTTGGGCGGAAGTTGAAGCAGTTTGTGACGTAGCAATCTTTGCGATTGATGCCAACCTGCGATAACATTCCGTCGAGTATCCAGCCTGATGTGCCGACGAATGGTGCGTGCTGTTGCTCTTCCTGCTCGCCCCAAGCTTCACCGATGAGCATAATATCATGGTGCTTCATTTCTTCTCACGCTTCTCTAACTCTTTTTTGACAGCCATTTTATCGGACCAAGAACTTGATGAACGTTCAATATTTTTTAACTCGAAATAGTTAGTAAAGCTGTATTTGAATGGACTGGTCATTTACTCCATCCCGCGATCGCATTGTTGTAAAATTCCTCACTCAGTTCCAACCCGAGCACCGCGTTCGCTTTCAGTTCTTTTCCTACCCTAAGCGCATTACCGCTGCCACAAGTAGGATCAAAAACAAGAGAATATTCGTCGCAGACCATAGCCAAAAAGTGACGTAAGACCTCCTTAGGTTTTTCGCTAACATGGATAGCGCTTGTTCGAGTTCCTGGGAAGCTAAAGCTATTTGATCGAGTTCCGGCTTGAGTAAGTTTTCTATCTCCTCTTGCCGCGAAGAAGGCTGTTTCATAAGTTCTCCTAGGTCCGCGTTGTGGGTCAGGGGCAACTCCTGCATTATCAGACTTGTGCCAGATTAATGGGAATGGATTAACTTGCCAACCAATACCCTCAAGAAATTCTTTTGTCGGTTGATATTTTTCCATCGAGAACCAAAAAATTAAATGCGCCGACTCCGCAACAAGATTGCCCATAGCACAGCCAAGCCTATCACATAAGCTCCAATAAACGTCTGCACTATCATCATAGTGGTCAACGATTGCAGAGTTTTGACGAGGGGCATCAGCAACATTAATTCCATAAGGAAAATCACAGTGTATAAGATTGTATCTTTGACCATCATAGGCCTCTTGGAATTTATGGAAGTCGCAGTTGAGAATAGGAATTACAGGTTTTTCAACTCGTGGCGCATGATCTCCAATGAGCAAGCTAACTCCAAGATCGACTGCTGCAAGAGCTGAACTCTTTTTTCGTTCGCTGTTACGCTCAACGATATTTCTTGCAACCGAGAATTTGTCTGCGCTTGCGACCTTTTCATTTCCCGCGATGATTTCCTCTGCAACTGCAATATGTTTGGAGATCGCGGACTGGACAATTCCGAGGGCTTGAGCGGTGGCTTCTTGACTCCACTCACTTTCATTCTCCAATTTCAGTTTGTGAAATCGTGCAATCGCCATTGACTGATCTTGCCAAGGCAGGTCCACACGCTTGACATTTTCTTCAAGCTCGATGCACTGCAATTCATATTCGGGAAGCTCGGTTGTTAGCTGAGCAGGGATTGAAGTCCAGCCAAGCTGACGACAAGCAGTTAGTCGGCGTTCACCGGCGACAAGAACTCCTTCGGGAGTAACCACGATTGGATTGATTAACCCGATGCGATGGATGGACTCAGCAAGTTCGTCGATACCAGTAAGTTCTCGGCGCTGTCGATCAGGCCGGTTAGCAACGATTGACGAAATTGAGAAGGTGCGAAAGGTGCCACTGGTCACTATATCCCCCGAAACTGCTGAATGAATTGAGCAAGAAGAACTATGAAATCGTTAGCTGGTGCAACGAATTGTGCATCAGGACTGACAATACTGTGGATTGTAATTCTGCCAAGCGGTCCATTGTATGTGTTGAGATCTGAAATCGAAGTTGTGTGGGTGACGCTGAGCGTTCCTCGCGCAGGGTCCTCAACCTCGATCGTCATTACAAGGTCTCCGCCGTTGTTCATTGTATATCTTCCTGTCGAACGGGGATCATGTTGTGCGCGCCCTGGACCTTGTGCTTACGCACCATAGCAAGAGCGGCTTCACGATTGAATGTTTTCGCCTCGGAAATATCGGAACTGTAGGTTGATGAGTTGGTGAACCAACCCAAGCCGCGAGGGGAATAGAGGAGATAAATTTCCATGACACTACTCCAACAATCCAGCTTTATCAGCCATTAGAAAAAGCTGAACAACGGCTTCAGTAATTTGGTTGGGATCGCGGTTAATAAATCCCTCCAGTAGAATAATAGCTTGCTGAGCTGCAGGAAAAATAGCTTCACGCAGTTCTTGAATTTCAGTATCTGTAGGATTTTCCCGTGGCATAAAACTTTCCTAACCAAAAAGAAGAACGAGAACCAAGCTCGCACCGACAAGATAGAGAAGTGAGATAGCGATTAATGCTGATCGGCTCATTTATCTTCTCCTAAAAGGAAAGGGGGAGATTGCTCTCCCCCGATCCGATTACTCCAGCGGAGCAGTTCGTGCGATGTTCGCGTAGAAAATCTCAGGATCGTTCTTATCCTGCTGCCACGCAATCGAGCCAAGGAACTGCTGATTGACAGACTGATTGATAGCCTGTCCAATCGTGCTTTCCTCGTCCGCGCACTTAACGTGCTTCTCGAAGAAGGTGCGAACGCGGTAGAGAGTTTTCTCGAACTCCGCTTCGTCCTCTTTGTTGAACATGAACTTCAGCTGATTGGTGATGTTCGTCACCTCACCTGAATATCCGTCCATATCCACATCATCCTGAGCGTCAAGCGCACGGCAAAGAACAGTGAGAATATCCCACTTGCCGTCGTTTGAGGTGGTGATGATAGGCAGCTTAGTGATCGACCACCGATATGTGCCAACTGGCGGGAGAGGCGGACGCTCAATATCTGCGACTTTGGTATTTGCAATATCAGCAAAATTTGGCATAGAGTTATTTTCCTCTTAAGAGTTCAAAGATAGAAGCCAAACCAGTTTCTAGCGGATACTCCGCCTCGACTTGAGGGTTCGGGATTTTCAAGTCGATCACGCCTGTTGGAAGGGTTTTGATCTTCCGCCTGACGTTCTTGCCCGCGCCGATACTTTCAGCGAGGATAAGTGTGTTGAAGTAGCGAGGGATTACAGGGCCAAGGGCCGTGCCGATTGCGTTGGCGTAGCCTTTCTGAATGCCCTCGGTTATTTCCTTATAGTTCACATGAGAAATAATGATTGCATTCATGTGGAACGACTCACCAGTTATCAACTCGATTGTATTCTCAACCGCTTGCTGTGCGGCAAAATACCACTGGCGCGGGTCCTTGGCTGTTGGGTTCATGCCTTTAGCCCAGGCATATGCGGCGCGGCCATAGGCAGAAAGCGAGTCAAGCACGAAGATAGTTTTGTTATCGTCAATGCCCTCGGACCACTCGGTCATTTTTCCAAGCGCGTCGGTGAATGCTTTGGGCTGTCCTTTGATAAGAGGACCAGCAGAAGTTGATCGGTATTTGTCACGATAGGTCTCGTATTCGACGAGGGACAGATCAGCGTTGGCGATGCGGGCGTAGGTTTTTAGAGTTTCCAGTCCGTTATCAAGGTCCAAGATTTTAAACTTAAATCCAGCTTGCAGTAAGCTGACGAGAGAACCAGTTTTACCAGTGCCACTGTCTCCAATATAAATTAGCTTGGTAAATGTATCGGATTGATGCTCATTTAATGTTGGCATATCTTTGCACCCTGAAGTAATGTTGAGTATTTATTAATCCGGTAACATCTCTCAAATTTTCAAATCTGTTATCATATCTATTTCCGTTGATATGATCTATCTGATATTCAGGCCAGTTACCAGTTTGCATAAGCCATATAATTCTATGAACCAGATATTTATATCCATTATACCAGACCCGTCGATAGCCTCCGCCATTGGAATGTTTAAATCCAGCTGAACCAACTGGTTTCCCTAAAGTTCTCTTCCTTCCACAGCCTTTCCAAAATAGACAGCCTGTTTCAGGATCATATCTAAAAATTCTATGAGCCTCTTCGTAAGTTAATTTACTCATAGAAATTCCTGTCTGTTATCTGGCTTCTAAAGGGTCCCAACGAGTTCCTTGCTCGAAATCAGCTTTCAAAAACTGATCCCTTACCGCAGGACTGTGCGAGCATACATTCCTAAACTGGCAACCCGCATACTTATTGCACGAGGAACGATTGCGAGGGAAATGATTGTTCCTCGTCATTTCCCTTGTGCGCTCGATCAGTTCCATTGTGTCGTCATACCACTCGTTGAGCGATCCATCGTCAGTGAAGATGAACCCACGCTCGAAACGAGAGAAGCCAACAGCAATCTGTGCGGCGTCAACCATCACACCTTTGACTGGAAGATGAAAGATCGCCCGCCCTGCGAAAGGATACATTCCCGCGATTTGACTGTCAGGATTATATGACAGAAAATATCTCGGCGTGATTGTCGTCGCCGTAGTTTTCTGATCCTGAATATAAATGTTATTGCTGTAATCGACAAGTCGATCAAGGTGGCCGGTGAAGATAATTCCATTGTCAACTGGCAGTTGGAATGTGTGCTCAACAGCGGCGACGCCATTCGACAAAATAACTGTTTGGCATGGGTCGTCACGAAAATGCTCGAAATACCAAACGATTGTGCGGATTAAGTTCTCACGAGTTTTTGTGTTGTGGTCGGATTGCCAAGGCTGATTGTCGATCCAAGTTGCTTGCAATGCCTCGCGCACGACAGCAATCAATGCCTCGTCGAAGTCAATTCCTTCCGCTCGATACTTGTGAAAGTGTTCAAGCGCACTGGCGTAAACGCCACCGAATAACAGGTGAACATTACTGCCACGCGAACGCCAGCCCTCAAGCATAATGAGCTTATATTTGTAGGGACATTCTTCAGCAAGTTTGATGGAAGTTTGATCCCATGCAAACTGTGTGTTGTGCTCGTCGAAAGCGAGAGGTTTTTTCATTGGATGCGACTCCTAAATATCAATCTTCAATTTATCTGCCAGCGATGCGATCGCCTTTTGCTTCTCGGTCTTTGGTTTTGTGCTTCCCGCTTTGGCATTGCCGGCATTGAAAGCATGGCGCGACTTCCGCATTTCCTCAATGATGGATTTAATATCTGGATCAGTGAGTTGCAACGGATCGCGGTTGAATAGTTCTGCGAGATCAGGCATTACAGCGACTCCTTAAATTTCTACGCGAATTTCAGCTTCAACCTCGGTGCCCTTTTCTTCTATCTGCGTAACGAACGCACGGACAATCCTGCGAATAATCGTCGCCGCGCCAATGTCAGGGTAGAACTGTTGAAGCTTGGCGTAGTCACCTGGGAACAAATTTAATGTATGCTTGCTGAGATCACTCTTCGGCATTAACTGTCTCCTTCGGCTGTTTAATTATCCAAAGGTCAGCCGGATTGAGTGGGGAAATGATAAACGACAGAGGAAGAAAATCTGGATTTTCCTTACGCATTGGATAGAGTTTCTGACGCAAGCGCTCGGGATCATCGGTTTCCACACAAACGCCGAGATCCGCGTGAACGGCGGCGTAGAGGATTTCGATGAGTTCGAGGCTCATTCGGCAGCATCAGTGATAAGCAACGTCGGCTTCAACGTATTCTCGAACCCAACGATTTCGATATTCAGTGGCTCGTCATTCTCGAGCGCTTTGAATACTTCGTAGTTATTCTCGCGAGCGATGTAGCCGATGTGAGTGTTGGTTGGATCGTGGATTACTTTGACAGCATTGCCGTCGTATTCATTGTCCGGCTCCGCCTCGAGCGAAAGACTACCACTGTCCTCGCGAGTCAGATGCTTGACAATTTCTTTGGCTTCGGAGCCGCGGAATGTGACGCCGACAAGATTAACGAAAACTTCCATTGGAGTTCTCCTGAAAAAAGTGTGGGGAGAGAAAGATAACAGGGGGAAACCCTTCTCTCCCCGCTCACTGCGCCGACAGCGAGCATAGGTGGGAACGAGAGGCGATGCTTTGAGGGCCTTGGCCTCTCGTTCCCTATCAGCTTGTCGGAGTCGCAGTCTAACAAGCTGATAATTCGATTAAACGCTAACGCCCTCAAGCGCTTCGGCGAGGGTCGCCGCCTGCTTGTTCTTGGCATCGACGTTCTTCTTCGCCGCCTTGACAACCTCATCAAGAGCAGCAATGCGCTCGACCTCGGACGAAACCTTGTCGTCCCACTCTTCGTCGGTCATGCCGTCGGGAGCGGTGCCAAGCTTGCGGCCGCTGGTTGCCAGATGTGCGCGCAGAAGGTCGCGAGCAATCTTGACAGCCTCGCGCTCGACCGGATCGAGTTTCCGCGAGGCGCTAACGCCAGCAGCGGTGAACTCATAGGCAGTGTCCACGCTGGAAACGTAGTCAGCGATTTCCTGCTCGGAAGCATTGGCTTCCTGCATTTCCTTGATCTTGGCGCGAGTGTTGTTGCCAACATTCTCGCTCCGAGTCTGGTTCAAAACTCGAGCCTCGATCGCGGTCACGGTATGACCTTCAGCATACGGCTCGGAGATTTCAAACTGGAGTCCGTTAATTGTTTTCTGCACTTGAGCTTTCCTTTCGGTAACGGTGGCGAAATGCCAAGGACCACTGTAAAGATATGTCGGTGCGCGTCAATAGCTTTTTTCAGTGATGGTATGGCTTTTCATTATACGATTAAGACCATATCGCGCTGAAGTTGGTTTTAATAACTCCGCAAAGAGTTCTTCTTCCGTAGAATTGCGATTTAGTCGTGAGATAAGTGTGTTGTATTTAATGCCAGAACGTCTCGAAGCTTCAGCACGAGGATCATAAGTAATTTCTCGCCCTCCGTAGTTTTTATAATCTCGATGCTTTTCATTATTGCATCGCTGTTCTGTAAGAATTTCAGCCGGTATGGTTCTATGATTGGGGCATGGAACCATATCAATACTCGTCATAATCATCCGGCCCGTCAGCGAGTTGTTCGTAGATTGCCTCGTCAATTTTTTCCTGATCCTTTTCTGATAGGTCGTCGAGAGTTACCTCCTTGCCGTTGATGGTAATTTTTTCGATCTCAAATTCAGGCGGCTCTGCAGGTTCGCCAGGGCCTGAAAAACTTGGACCGCTTTCGGGAGCACCCCAAGAAGTTATAACATAGCTAACTTCGGCGATCGTTTCGTCAGTCAGGATAACGTCGGTGTCCTTGCTCATTTTACTAACTCCATTTGTTTAACTGCTGGAACCATATCATCACTCGATATGTAAGTTAGTGTTTCTTTGGCTCGTGTTATGATAACGTAGCGCAGGTTTTTCTCCTGCCCTTCATCGCCAACTAACGAGTTGTCCAGAAAGAAAACATGGTCAAACTCAAGACCTTTGGCCTTATGTCCAGTCATCATTTTCAATGGACTGTGCATTGTGACCATGTGCTGAGCGTAGTGTAGTGCATCGCCCAAGTTCTGACCTTGGCCGGCAAAGATACGCATACACTCGGCGCGGTCGGTGATGCTGTCATGAGCACGATGTTTGTTTTTCTGCTTCTCGCGCTCTTCCCATGCGTCGATCTTGTCGAGGATTTCAACAGTCCGTAAGTCGCTCCCGCCGAATTTCCGCATGATCTTGGTCAGCGAAGCGACGACGTCCTTGCCATGAAGCTCGACAGGGCGGCCGACCATAAGCAGTTTGATTGCGAGACGGAATAGCGGAGCGTTGTTGCGACAGATGATAGTCGCGGACTCGGGCAGGTCGTCGGGCGACCAAGAGGCTAGATATTTAACCTCGCCCTGCTTCGCCCATTCTGGCCAGCGCATGGTTGGTGCGCGCCAATGAGAATGTTCGACGACAGAGATTGGACAGCGAAAGGAGATAGATAAATGCATCTCGGTCATAGAAAATTCTTGCTGTAGCATTGCCATGCTATCTTCATGCGCTCCACGAAAACCGTAGATCGCCTGATTTGGGTCGCCAACGGAGATAAGTCTGCGTGTGCCGATCATCTTTCGCAGGGTGGCGTGGTTCAAGGCGGACAAGTCCTGGGCCTCGTCCACCAATGTCAGTGGATAGCGAGGGAATGCGCCGTGGAATACGGTTGGCATCAGGATTTGGTCGTTGTAATCGCATAAGCCCTCGAAGGATTGTTTAAGCGAGAGCAAGGTTGCCATTCGCACAATACCGACTTCGAGATCGGTGAGCTTTTGTTCGATGTGATTGAAAAAGCTGTCGTCGTCCATCAATCTCTTCGCCCGCTCGTAGTTATCGGATGGAACATAACCACAGCTTTTGCCAAAGTCGATGATCCGCATAAGCTCGGCAAAGTTCTCGTAAAGAATATCCTTGTCGCCTCGCGGACATTCATCGACGAGTTGTTTGAGGATAGCGTAGGTTTTGCCGCTCTCGATGCGTAAGCGCCGCCCTGTTGCCTCGCACCACGTTCGGTGGCCAAGAGAATTTAATGTCATGGCTCTGCAGTTCGAGGGCAATCGTTCCTGCATTTCATCTGCGATGCGTTTGTTGAACGCGAGGCAAAGAATTTGCGTATCGGGCAGGGCCTCGGCAATCAACACAAGAGTTGAAGTCTTGGCCGCGCCGGCAAGAGCAGATAGCAGGATGTTATCGGTTGTAGAACTCGCTCGATCGACAACAGCGGATTGTTCTTCAGTTGGAATGAACATAGGTATAATCCTCAATTTCAGCTAATTTGTAAATTGCACAGTTATCTATTGTATTTTTCCATCTGATTATCTCACCGGAGCCGAGGCGAATTAACATAGGCGGTTTATGTGCGGTCATTGCAAAAACTGTATCTTGATACATGAGTTTGTAACTTTTTCCTAAAGCATTTTTCATCAGCAAATAACTCCATGGAGTTCTTCATTCAAACTGATAATGATATTGAACAACGCGCTCTGCATATCGTAAGTGCAGTCTGATTTGCCGGTTTTGGCATGAAAGCATTCTTCGTAAAGTGTGCTTACGAGTTGCTTGGTGCCTTGCTCAAATAGAGTTGGGGAAAGCTCGATCTCGCCGTGCTCGTATTTGCCAAGCACACTGTCGCCGAGGTGGCAGATACGGATAGGAACGACCTCGATCTCATTTACAAAACCAAACATCTTCACAAGCTCTTTAGCTTTTTGCAGCATAGTTTGCTCGCGTAGGGTCATGGTATAGTCGCAAGCGGATTTTAAGCTGCTGTCGTGAGCTAGTGCTATATCTCGTAGGAATTTAAATCGAATAGGTTCGCGGCGGTAGAGTCGTGCAGCGACACGCGCAAATGTATCACTGACAGGATTCATGGGCGTTAGATATGCGGCCGCAGCGGCTTCAAATCCAATCATATCATTGGCGATTTTCATAACACAAAACTGTTCAATAACAGTTTCATCATCGCAATCATCTTCAATGAAACGACGAACGGCGGTTTGCACTGACCACATATCTTTCAGTGTGCGATCTTCCGTTAGCACGCTCTCGCCAAGATCGAGAAAGTTCCAGGTCCATCGGCACGAAGCATCCTTAACTCGAACGCCGCGATAGTAAATATAGCTGCTTTGCGAAGGACTAAAACTAAGCGTGCTGGTTGTTTGGTTGAAGTGCTTAGTTTCAGGTAGAATGATTTGATCGCGGGCATGATAGTGCTCGACAAAATCATGTAGATCGACGAAGATGAGTGTTTGGCCCTCGCTTGGAAAATTGTCGTATGAGCTTGCAAGTTGAACCCCGCCGCCCTCATCACGAGCATTGGCATACAACTCGCGAAAGACCTGCCAAGGTTTCCAGTCCTTGCCGTATTCAGTTGTGAAGCCGAGGCTTTCGCCATTCATTGTGACTTGGCAAAATGATTTGTTGCGGAACATCAAGCTGTCACGGTCGAAAGTGTAGCGCTTTTTACCGCTGTAGATTGTGATGCTGCCGCCCCATCGCAGGATGCAAGCGATGCTGTATTTCAGTCCGGTGCCGAAATAGCCAATCGCGCTGTTGCTTTCCTTTGCGCTTAAGCCAGCTACAGTTGCGCCGCGAATGTCGATCTCGCCTGGGTTGTGGAACACGATCATAATTCACCCTCTTTGATCTTATCAGCAATTGACTTCGCTACATCGAACAGTTCATCGCCTGGCACTGGAACCATCGAAACTTCGCTTGGCTCTCGGTTCGGCGTGAACGTGCCAATGACCTCGCGCACGTTGATAATCACCGTGCAACTATCGTCGTCGATTTGTGGCAATGTCAGTCGATCATACGGCGACATTGAAAACGAGTCGTCGGATGCTAAAGTTAGCGCGTAGAGTTTTCGGAATTTGTATGCGCGCTGTCGCCAATGAACGGCGAGGCCGTGGGATGGAAGCTCGAACGCGCCGCCACCGGATGCCAGTGCGGCGTCAAGGATTTGGCGAACGTCGTCATACATTCCCAGACGATTTGAAATTGTTTTAGTTCGCATCTTGCTGTGCCCTTTTCATTTTCGCAGCGAGTGGGCGAAGGATTTCAAATTTCCTTTGGAGGAAAGAATTGCTTCCACAGTATATTTCCTCAAAAACCCCTTCCGAGGTTTCAGCGTTCAAGCGGGATAATATCCACATGAACTCCGCATCGGTTAGCTCGAGCTTAATCATCAGCACGTTCCTTTAGCAATTTATACAACAACTCGAGCTCGACCAAACACTTCCTAGCGGTGTGCTTTGCTTGTTTGGTTGCAGTTTTTGAGTTGATGATCCGTTGCAAACCCTTCTGTGAAAAGGCTACTGTTCCAAGGAAACTGTTGTGCGTCCAGATTTCCTTACGGGTGAATTTCATAGCGCAACTCCATACTTGCGCTCGAAGTAGTCAGTGCTAACCTCGACTACGTTGTGCGCGACTCCTTTTGGAGTTACGAGGAATTTCTTGGTGTCCTGTTTTGAAGCTGGCCAATGGGCGTCGAACAGAACTCGACCATTGGTCACGGCCAGCACGGAAGCACAGCATCCGCCGTCGAGGCGAGTGTAGGTGGTCATAAATTTATCTCCAATTTCCCTAGATCGAGTCCCAGATTTTTCGACACCTTACTGCTAACAACTCGCGGCTCCGGTGCATTGCCACGCTGGCACATAGTTGGCCGAAAATCGAGCGAGGGAGTTCCTGTCTGCTGCGCGAACATTGCCATTGCAACTCGTGCGACGTCGGGCCAAAATCCTCGGGCGAAATCAGCGTCGGTGAACTTGGCGCGGTTTGGAGCGCAATAGGTCCACGCGAGGGATAGGCATTCGTCGGGAGTCATTGACCCTGATCCGGCCAAGTGCGATGATCTTCAGCGATCCACTCGATACCATCGTATTCCTCGATATGCCATTTAACATTATCAGGAATTTCGATGATTTCAAGTTTAGCAAAACGACCGTTAGCCTTTTCTTTAAGCTCGCGAACTGTTTTAATAAGAGTAGGATCATCGCGAGCAATTTCACGATCATAGAGAACTTGAAATTTATATTGGGCATTTAACTTGATGCGCTCTTCTTGAGACAACGTAACCCAATTATCCATATTAACTTGTTGTTCAGGTGGAACTATGAAATAGGTTGTAAGAAGTGAATTTGTTACTTCTGGATAAAGCGTTATCCCTTTGAGTTCTGCGTAGAGGAAATAAGCCTCTGGACTTAAGCCAAACCCACCGTAGCAGGTGTTAATTACAACCTGTTTCATAGATTTATCTCCAACTTATCCCAATTAATGTCCAGCTTCGCGGCTTTAGTTTTGACTTCCGCTGCCTTTTCCTTCGCCGCATTGGCCGCTTTGGTTTTTAAGAACTCGTTGGCGAAGTGTTTGTCAACCGCGTGCTGCGTTGGCAAGGTGCCGATGTAGCCGAGCTGGTCGCGGAGGCCACGCCGATTGTCGAGCATGATTTTCTTGATATATTCCAACCCACCTGGGGATGCGGTTATCTCCAGTGTGCGGCCGGAAGGAAGATAGAGCAGAAGCTCTCCGGATGGGGTTAGATCAATCTGGAACATGGATGCGACTCCTTCACGACGCTGACAATTATAGACTTTTTCACCGATTTTACAACCGGATTGTATAGCTCGAGAACGACCCAAGGCCCGCGAGGGATTTCCTTTTGATCGAGATAATCACGGTAAGTTTTCAATTCCCCCTCCTAACTTCCATCATCGCATGAATGCTTCTAAGAGCATGAATAGAGCCAGTAATTGCATTGTTAATTTCACTATCGTCCTTGAAGAACCCACGGCGAATTAGCTCCTCGCGATAGTCGTTGAGCTCACAATAGAAGTTGGACATAGCTGAGGCG